TGAGGGTTGGCAACCTGATTGGAAAAATGAAGAAAAAAAGTTTAGTATTGAAATTTATGAGGGAGAATTTGACACTTTTGAATCTATTGAATGTCAAAGGGTGTTTTCTTTCAAAACGGAAGAAATAAGAGACAAATTTCTCGAAGACCAAAGAGAACTCTTAGAAATAGCAAAACCTTTATTATGACAAAAGCAATAATTGTCCTGGTGTTAGTCCTTGACCTCCTTAACCTTCTTTTCTTGATAATTCAAAGGGAATATGCCAAAGCTGCTTGTACCATAGTAATAGCTCTATTACTCTGTCTATCCATCAAAGACTGTGAATATGAAGAAGATGATGACGATCCTCCGTTAAATACGGCATAACGCCAGTAATATTAGGTAATTAGTAACCCAAAAAGCAAGTATCAATCGGGATAGTAGCAGGTTCGAGTCCTGCCTTGCTTTCAAAATTAAAGACAAAATGAAGACTTTAGATTTAAAAGAAGTAAGAGATAGGTTTGAGTTATATAAAGTAGCTTTCAATAAAAAACCTTACGTAAATAACCTTGCAAATGAATTAGGTGTAAAAACTACAACGCTTATGAAATTCATTGTGAATAACGATAAGCATTTTGTTCTATATCAAAACGATAAAGGTACTTATATTTCTCAGATATATTTGGAATTAAAAGACAAACCTGGAAGTGATGAATTTGTAGAATATAACAAAGAAAAATATAAAAATACTTTATTTCTTGATACTTACACTTATCCTTATACTTACGATGTAGAATTCCACCGTCTTAAAATAGATGAAAAAGATAAAGAAAGAAGTAATGAATGGAGAAATACTCCTGAGAAAGTTAAAAAAATAAAGGAATTTATAACTAATAAAAATGTTTCAATTGGTATTGAAATAAATAGATATACTGATTATATACCAAAAGAGTATATAGAACTACTTATATCGCAAGGTTGGGAGTTTGTGAATTATAATAAAAACAGTAAAAAATAGTAACAAAGCAAAATATGATTTTCAATGCAAACAACGAATTTGATATACAAAGAGCAAAGGAGCGGTTAGGGTATCTTATTGAAAAGAAAAAGACCTTTGAAATCACTGAAAAGAAGCCTAAGCGTACCTACTCACAGAACAATTACATTCATCTCCTTTTTTCGTGGTTTGCATTGGAATATGGAGAGACCCCAGAATATGTGAAGCAAGAAATATTTAAAAAGTTGGTTAATCCGCAAATATTCCTAACTGAATATGTGAATTACAAAACTGGAGAGGTAAGGGAAGCGTGGAGAAGCACAGCAGATTTAAACACAAAGGAAATGACAACCGCTATTGATAACTTTAGAGACTATGCCAGTAAGGAAGCGGGTATATACCTGCCAACCCCTGATGATTTAAATTCTCTCAATGAAATAGAAAGACAAGTGAATAATTTACAAGGAAGGTATTATTAAGCAATTTTTCAACCTCGTTAAGCAAGGTAAAAAATCAACCCTAACTGTCTAAAAATCAACGCAAAAAAGTAAATAAGCAAGATTTATAAAGATTTAAGCAATGAAAGAAACCGTTAATCGTTTTGAGGAGGAGATCATCACAACCTCCAATCTATCTGAGATGAAGGATAAGTATTTGGCCGAGACGCTCTATAGAAAATGGCCTGAGAACTTCGTAGATGAAAGCACAGGGGTGCTGGTCAATATAGAACGCAAAGAGATAATATTTGCCCGTGGCACTCTCTTAGATAGCAATGCATTAGAGGAGATTAATTTCTTCCTACAGAGTGGGGATATTACAGAGGTAAGGGTTAGTAATATCAAGCGACAAGCTACCTTAGTAAAAGGAAGTGCTGCTACTTGGGTAGCTGTAGCAAAGCTAATGGGCAAAAAGCAAACATTCTACCTATATGCTGATAGTGTCGATACAGCCATGCAGGTACTCACGGACTACATAGAGCAGCACTACCAAGGCTCCTTTGAGGTGCTATCAGTTAAGGAGCAAGAATATTTATACATCGTTTCTTTGGTCAATGGGGACATGTCAGAGGAGAAAGTCAATTACTACATTGCTGAAATGGAGATTAAGACGGATGGTTATACAATGTATAACAAGTTCTTAGTAAAAGCCATCAATGCTGAGGAGACCAAGCCACTATGTATTGCTTTTTTTGACAGATTTACAAAGAATAAGGACCAGGCCGAACCTTATACAATGACCCTACTATCGGCAAAGAAAATGAAAGTAGAGGCTGTGATTGACCATGTATTCTGTAACGAGTACATAGATAGAAGCAAGGGAAAAAGAGAGCAAACAGCCGATAACGACTAACAAACCTAACATTGGAATATTATGTATCTCATGTCTAAGACATGGTGACCCCCGATAGGCAAGCACTCGCGTTCGAGCCGTGAGCGGGGGCAAAATTATAAAATGAATGAGTTATGGTATATGGATATATAAGGGTGAGTACAGATAGGCAAACCGTAGAAAACCAACGCTATGAGATAAAGAACTTCTGTAAAAAGAATGACATGAAAATAGATGGTTGGATTTCAGACGAGGGAATATCAGGAACGAAAGACCCTGAAAAACGAGAGTTAGGAAAACTCTTGGAGAAAGCAAAGGCAGGAGATTATATCCTTTGTTCAGAGCTATCACGATTGGGTAGAAGTCTAATGATGATTATGGCTATTCTAAACGAATGCACAAAGAAAAAGGTAAATATTTGGACAATCAAGGATAATTACCGATTGGATAATGATATAAGTAGTGCTGTGATAGCTTTTGCTTATGGGCTTTCTGCTCAAATAGAACGCCAACTTATTAGCCAACGTACCAAGGAGGCATTGGCTCGCAAAAAGGCAGAAGGCATTTTTATAGGTCGTCCTAAGGGTAGCCTTTCAAAAAAGGTGAAACTTACAGGCAAAGAAAAGGACATACTGAAATACATAAAACAAGGAATGTCCCAGCGAGAAATAAGCGAAAAATTAGGTGTATCAAAAGGCACTGTTAATCGCTTTATAAGACGAGAGAAGTTACACAATTACAAAGAAAATAATTAACAACCGATTTGAAAGGAGATTGAGTGCGCATAAATCTTTTTTTAAATCTCTAATCAAATCAAAAATGAACGAGTATCAAGAGTTTTTAAAATCAAAGGAGAAAGCAAAGGAGCATAAAGGCTTTGCAGCTTTGCTAATGAATGACAAGCTGTTTCCTTTTCAGCAGTTTATTGTAGAACGTAACCTAAGCAAGGGCAAGCATGCTGTATTTGCGGACTGTGGATTAGGAAAGACCGTAATGGAGCTTGAGACAGCAAGCCAAATTGTAAGGCACACCAATAAGCCCGTGTTAATCCTTGCTCCCTTGGTAGTGGTAGCACAGACTCGAAGAGAAGCAGAGAAGTTTGGGTTTGACCTTGATAAGGTAACCATTACCAACTTTGAGAATTTGCACAACATTAATCCGCAGGAGTATGCAGGGCTGATAGTAGATGAAAGTTCAATAATGAAAAACTTTGAGGGACAAATAAAACAGCAAATCTTTGAGTATTTCCATAATACCCCTTACAAGTTTGCTTTTACAGCTACTCCCTCCCCTAATGACCCTATGGAGCTTGCTAATCACTCCGAGTTTTTAGGTTATCAAAGTAGGTTAGGAATGCTTGCTACCTACTTTATCAATGACCAAGACCACACGAGCAAATGGAGATTGAAAGGGCATGCAGTTGAGAAGTTCTATCAATTCGTATCAGACTGGGCAATAATGCTAACCAATCCTGCTGATATAGGTTACCCAATGCAAGGATACGACTTATCAGAGGTGATATACAAGGAACACCAGCTTATCACTGAAAACGACTTTAGCAATGGCATGTTATTTCCGAGTTTAGCAGTGTCTGCTACTGACTTCAATAAGGAGTTAAGACGAACCAAAGAGCAGCGTATAGCAAAGGCAATAGAGATAGCTAATGCGAATGAGGAACCACACATTGTATGGGTGAAACACAATGACGAGGGGAAAGAAGTTACTGCGGGTATTTGTGGGGCTGTGGAAGTGTCAGGGAGTGATAAGCCTGAAGAGAAAGCGCAAAAGTTGTTAGACTTTGTAGATGGTAAGTTCAGGGTATTAGTTACTAAGCCAAAGATAGCCCAGTACGGATTGAACTTTCAGCACTGCTTAAATCAAACCTTTATGAGTCCTGACTTTTCTTTTGAGGGTTTTTACCAAGCTGTGAGACGATCCCACCGCTTCGGAAAGAAGGGAGATGTAACAGTCAATATTGTAACCACTGATACTATGCAGAATGTCATTAGTATCATCAAAGAGAAAGAGAAACAATTCAAACAAATGCAACAATTAATGATTAATAACCA